TTGATGAGCTAGTGCGTCAGATGGAGTTTGCTTATGCAAAGGCCACTAATGCTTTCGTAATTGGCGAAATTGCCAACAACGGAACTCTAAATGCAACAGCAACCACAGAAGATAAAGATGGCTTGCTAACTTTCGTATCAACTGCAGCAGCTGCAGTTTATAAAGCATCACTCGGCTTCGCTCGCAATTTAGTAGTAAGTCCTGAGCAATGGGGCAAGATTATGTCCTACAACGATGCTGGACGCCCTATCTATACTGCATCACAACCACAAAACGCTGGTGGCGTAGTATCGCCACAAAGCATTCGCGGAAATGTATTAGGTCTAGACCTTTATGTAGATCGCGCTTGTGGCGGAACTGGTGGAACTGGCCTTGGAGATTATTCAATGGCCGTAATCAATCCAGATGCTTACACTTGGTATGAATCCAGCCGTTTCCGTCTGCAAACCAATGTGGCTCTTAATGGCCAAATTGAGGTTGCTTACTACGGATATGGAGCACTTGCAACCAAGGTTGCCGCAGGTGCTAACTGGTTCAACAAGAGCTGATAAATCCCTAATAGTGACGGCCAGTCCGCTCCCGAGCTGGCCGCTCACCTAACTGCTTGAAAGGATGACGAGATGCCAACAATAGTTACGGCCACAGAGCTTAGGACGATTCTTGGCGTTTCGTCATCCCTATATAACGATGCTTATCTAAATGATATTGTCGATGCTTCAGAGAACTTAGTTCTTCCAATGCTGGTCACTTTTCAAAGCAAAATAAACAAAGTAAAGCTTGAGAATAATATCGCTTACTTTGAGACCGCAACAATTCAAGAATTTACGCAAGGCCAATCCGTAATAATTACTGGCTGCGGATCACCATTTAATGGCACTCACACAGTAACCGATGACGAAATTTCAGATTATGTATTCACAGTCGCAATCACCAATGCAGATATATTGGAGAAGAATATCATCCCAGCAGGAAACGCTGCGCTCTCTGGACTATCAACCTATGTCGGAAATGCCAATGCTGAAGCTGCAATTCTGGCTATCTCAGTCGAAATCTTCCAAGCAAGAACAGCGGCAGGTGGAGCTATCGAAGGCGTAGATTTTAGCGTAACCCCTTACCGCCTATCTAAGAATTTACTTGCAAAGGTAACTGGCTTACTTGGCCCATATCTTGATGTAGAGACGATGGTCGGTTAATGCCATCAACAATTGCCACAGATGTCAGAGGCCAACTTAAAACCGCTCTGGCTGGCTGCAGCGCCAACATTTATGATTCAGTTCCAGAAGCGCCTATCGTTCCTGCAATAGTGTGCGTTCCAGATGCGCCATATATGGAGCTTGAAGTATTAGGCAAGACAACTATTCGAGTCAAATTAAATTACACCATAACTGCTTGCGTTGCGTATTTCAGCAACGCCGCTTCTCTGGACAATTTAGAGCAATTAATTATTAGTATTCTTGGAGCGTTAAACGCTTCCAAGTATGAGTTATCGACAGTCGATAGGCCGTCAGTAACAACAGTAGGAACGACCAATTTATTGGTTGCAGACATACGCTTGAGCGTCCGCTACGAGCAAACCGCATAGGAGACCCAAATGCCAACTACAGTAATAACTGGGCGCGATGTGACCTTCACACTTGATAGCGCTAGCTACGATGCCCAAGCAACAAGCGCAGTCTTAAGCTGCGAAACAATTATCGAGACCTATCAGACCCTTGATGGTCGCGCTTATAAGTCCGTTGATAAGCAATGGACATTTACAATTGAATTGCTACAGGATTGGGGAGCTGCTAGCTCACTATTCGAGGCAATGTGGGCAGATGCTGAATCAGCACCTAACACAGCATTAACAGTTGCTTTCACAGCAATAACTGGAGCAGCGTTTAGCTTTACAGTTTTGCCAATCTTCCCAGCAGCAGGAGGCGCAGCACCAGGAGCGCTAACTGATACTTGGACGATGACAGTAATTGGAACTCCAACAGAGACCTTTAGTTAAGAGAGATCGGAGCATCGGGAGCTATGAAACTATCAATTACAATTGAATATAACTCAGGCGAATCAGCAACTTATATTGCTCAACCGCCAGAGTGGGCTAAGTGGGAAAAGGCAACTGGACACACTATTACCAAAGCTCAAGAAAATATAGGAATCTGGGACTTGATGTTCTTGGCCTATAACGCTCACAAACGCGAAAGCGCTGGTAAGCCGATAAAGAGCTTTGAGATATGGATGGAAACAGTTGCCGACATAAAGACAGGCAACGATGACCCAAAAGCCATCAGCCCGACAGCGTAAGGCGGCTATTAGTAATAGTTGCTCTTAAGACTGGAATTCCAATGCAATATTGGGATGACTGGGACGATGTAGCAACGGCAGTCGAGCTGATAAAGGAAAGGGATAGCAATGGCTGAAGAAGTGTCAGCATTTGACAGGACAGAGCTTCGCCAAGTCTATAAAGCCTTTTCTGTTTTAGGTGACGAAGCCAAAGCCGAGGCTCGCCAAAGCTCTAATGCTCTTGCCACATATCTTCAGACTGCAATCGCTACAAAAGCCAGAACTAGAACGCAAGGCCAGCAAGCCATTAATCGAATCGTTAGCGGATCTAAAGTATCTAAAACCAGCACTACTGGCGAAATTAAATACGGCTTTGCTAGTCAAAGATTTAGCGGTGGAGCTAATACTCAAATGCTTTGGGCTGGCTTTGAATTTGGTTCAAATAAATTCAATCAATTTCCTGCTTACTCTGGCAGACAAGGGCGCGGCTCTCGCGGATGGTTTATTTATCCAACTCTACGCCAAGAGCAGAAGAATATTGTGGCACAATGGACTAGAGCATTTAACAAGATATTAGATAAGTGGGGCATAAATGGCATCTGATTCCAGAGCATTAACGCTCAAGCTTCTTGCAGACACAGCAGACTTTCAAAAGAAATTAGCAAATGGCTCTAAAGATATTGATGATATTGGCGAAAGAGCTAAAGAATTTGGTAAGAAGGCAGCTGTTGCATTTGCCGCTGCTGGCGCAGCTATTGGCGCATTTGCAATCAGCGCAGTCAAAGCTGCTGCCGAAGATGAGACCGCCCAACGCCGATTAGCCGAGACTATTACTGCAACGACTGGCGCTACTGCTAAACAAATTGAGGGCGTTGAGAAATACATAAAACAGACTTCAATCGCTATAGGAGTCGCAGACGATGGGTTGCGCCCTGCCTTTACTCGCTTAGTTAGATCAACGCAGGATGTAGAAGAAGCTCAGAAGCTACTAAATTTAGCACTAGATTTAAGTGCTGCAACTGGCAAGCCATTAGAGACAATATCTAACGCTTTGGGTAGAGCCTATGATGGCAACACTACCGCCCTTGGCAAGCTTGGCCTTGGCCTTGATGCAGATATCATAAAGAGTAAAGACTTCGATGCAATCTTCCAGCAGCTGACTGGCACATTTGGAAATTTTGCCGAGAAGGAATCAGAGACCACAGCCAAGCAATTAGAGCGCGTCAAGATAGCTCTTGATGAAGCCAAGGAATCTATCGGAGCTGCCTTGCTGCCAATAGTTCAAGAACTTACGGCTTGGATATTAGACAACTTCATTCCAGCTTTAGAAGCATTTATCTCTGGCTTGACCGGGCAAGATAGTTTAGATGAAGCTCTTACTGATAGCCAAAAAACCGCTGTTGAATGGGGTAAAAAGGTTAGAGGATTTATTAACACAGTTATCGATCTTAAGGATGAGCTTATGATCGTTGCTGGAGTTATAGCAACAGTATTTGTAGTATCTAAATTAGTAGCTGGAGTGCAAGCAACTATTGCTCTCATTACTGGCCTAGTTACCGCTTATAACCTTTTGCGTAATAGCGCAGTAGCCGCTGCTATTGCTTCTAGATTCGCTCTTAACCCACTTGCTGGCTTAGCAACTGGCGCAGCAGTAGTCGGAGCAATCATTGCAGCGGTTAAATTATTCGATAATGTAACCGCGGCATCAGGCGGCACAGGCGGCAACACAGTTGCAGCAGCAAGCCTTCCATCAGGCTTCACCGCTGGGACGCCAGTTATTGGCGGTGGCGTTACTACTGGAGGCGGTGGCGTTGGCGGTGGAATTGCTACAGGAATTACAGCTCCAATAGTTAAAGGGACAATGCCTTCTTTTCCATCTGGACTTAATCCAACTGGCAGAGGCATATCTTCGGGCTTTGATGTAGCAGCAGCTAGACGCGGAGACGAGGGCGGCAATGTCGTTATTAATGTCAATGCTCCATCAGTAATTGATGAAGAAGGATTTAGCCGAGCAATTCAACTTGCTCTAAATAACAGCAGCCGCAGACTTGGCGGCGGCGGTGATCAACTAATCTTATGACCGCTTGGAGTCCAGTCTATCGAGTTAAAGTCAATGG